ACACGCGCCATCGGAATAAGATTGTCGGCTTGATCGGTGCTGATACCGGCACCGGTCATCTTGCGTTCAGAGAGAAAGGCTGGTTCGTCACCGGCCTTTGCAACTTCATTGCGTCGTGTCGCAACAGCCGGAACGCTCGGCTTATTCTTGGTCGCAGTCTTAGCCATTCTCTTTCTCCTTAAACCCCATTGTGTCTTCCATGGACTTCTTCATCATGCACAGCATGTCATAAGCTTCACTCTTCTCCACACCGAAGGTCCACATTTTGACCGGAGCAACGCCTTCGGCAATCTTTTCCAGGAGCGCGATCTGAACGAAGCCTTTAACTTCTCCAGCTTCAACATGGCGTTCAAAGTCAGCAATCGCATCATCCATGTCGAGGTTTGGATTAAGATGTGTCGGGCCTATCCCCAACAGACGTTTGCGCTTGGCTTCACCCATTAATGCGCCTTTCGTTTCGTAAAAGTTTCTAACGCTGTTGATACAAACATTCCGCAGAATGCAGCGGAACCAATCGCCATGTGCTCCTCACAACAGATACGTTTTCCGTACATGGTGGCTGCATATGTTACGAGTGCGCACATCAAAGCGGCTTTGTTTTCGATATCATCGAAACGATTCGATAATTGATCGATTACCAGTTCAACCTCTTTCAGTCTGGAATCTTCCGTATCGGCCATCGCCGCATCTCCTCTGCAATGTCTGCGGCACCGCGGACCTTGTCGTTGTTGCAACCAGCCATGCGAGCGTGAATGGCCCAAAGTTCGACAAGATCAGCGGCGAGTGAGTCCTGTGCGCGCAAGACGAAGACCGGTTCATCGTCATGGACTTTTTGAAGCGCGGCCCGAGCTTGTTTAGCGGTTGTCACTTCGGCTCCAATTGCTTAGTCAGGAACTCCATAAGCTCACCAAGATATGTGAAGACATACCTGCCGACAAACTTATCATTTCCGGTTTCCGTGATCTTGACGATCCAACCGTTGTTGCACTCCTCGATTGAGTATCGTTTATTAGTTTCCATCCAACACCCCCGGCCATTTGGCTTCGATCATCTTCGACAGACTGACCAGCAACCTAGCCGTTGTCTGTGTCAATACGTAACTGCCATCCGGCATCTCGATCAGGAAAGATACGGATGGACGGCCGGATTTCGTTCCATTAGCCAGACAGGCGGCGTGTGTAAGCGCACCCTCGACCACGCGTTCTTGCGGAATATCCTTGAACGCTCCTTCGCCGTCGAGAAAAACACGAAACGAAATCATTCCTTCCGCTCCTTCAACACGGCGATGTGGCCGACAGTGCCACCGATCGCTTCCAAGGTTTCCTGCGAAAGAAACTTTCCGGACTCGACTTGATCCTTGAGCCAAGCCTTCAGCGTCCCGGAGTGAACTGATTCGCGTACTTCACCACCGGCTTTCTTGTATTGCTTCATGAAAGCCTTGTACGCAGCGACCGCCTTCTTCCGCTCTTCACGCGGGAAACTGAAGATCAACTGTGTCTTGATCAGGTCGCCGTTGCCGGTCTTCTCCAATACCTGGAAGGCCGCCTGCCGCTTCTCTTCCGGCCATGCCGCTGCAATGTTGGCGCTGTAGAATCGCTGCAACTTCACATCGACACCAGGAAGATTGCCCTTCGGCGGAAGCCCAACACGGTCGGTTCCAATATCCGACATGATGGCCGGAATGGTCTCATGGTACAGAGCGTGTAGTTCTTTTCTTTTATTGTTCAACCGCTCTTCCAGGTCTTCGATTTCTTTTTCAAAATCACGAGCCTGATCGACAAGTTCTCTTACTTTTTCCAGTTTATCACTGGAAACTACACGTTCTGACTGCGCAAAACGCTTCGCGAGCGCCGCGCTCGGTTGTGTCGTCATTAGGAATTTCCCCTTTCCTGATTCGCTATCTATCCAAATCGCGAAGAGGATTGCAAATCTTATTTTCTTTTGCTGTAACCGTGCGGGTCCGGGGAGGGACGTTATGCACCGCTATTACACAGGCGTCGGATCACGATCAACGCCGGTCGAGGTTTTGCACCGCATGACTTTGATCGCCAAGGAAAAAGCCAAACTTGGTTACATCCTCCGATCGGGCGGCGCGGACGGTGCAGACACAGCCTTTGAAAAAGGTGCTGGTGAATTCACAGAAATTTGGTTGCCTTGGATCGGGTTTAATGGCCACCATAGCCGCCTTGTGCCTTCGGCCCAAGCAATTGCACTTGTACCTAAGTTTCATTCGAGGGGCGCGTGGCTTAGTTCCACGCTTCGATTGCTGCATGCACGGAATATTCATCAGGTTTTGGGGGCGGATTTATCGACGCCATCGGAGGAGTTGATTTGTTGGACGCCTTCCGGTCTTACGATCGGAGGCACCGCAACTGCGATTCGCGTAGCTCAGGCGCACGGAATCAAAGTCATTAACTTGGGAGAAGGAGAATGAGGAAACCGATCCTATGCCTGGACTTCGACGGAGTCCTGCACTCATACAAGTCCGGATGGAAAGGCGCTGACGTAATCATTGATCCACCTGTACCTGGAGCATTGGAAGCGCTGAAGCGCTACGTCGAGTCGGGGCTGGAGGTTCATATCTATTCGTCACGATCGAACGAAGAGAACGGCATCCTCGCAATGCAGCTATGGCTTTCGGCCGCACTGATCGACGCAGACCTGGAAGGTCCATGGGCCGATCAAATCAAATGGCCACGCAGCAAGCCGCCAGCAAAAGTCTCGATCGACGATCGTGCCATCCCGTTCGATGGAACATGGCCCGACCCGGAAGCGATCCATAACTTCAAACCCTGGAACATGCGTTAGTGGCACGCCAAAAACAAACAAAGCCGCGCCGGGAAACATTCGCACTTCCACAGGCGCTAGAAGCATATCTGCGCCGCATCGGCGCGGAAGTGTTGAACTTCAAGCGTGCCATGGTGAAGGAATACCAAGGCAACTACTACATCGAACGCGTGTTGATCCAATGGGACGGCGGCGAGATACGTGTTTCAAAAGACGAATACGCTCCGACCAAGGAAGAGAAGGCAGAAATCGAGCGCGAGCTTTTACGCTGTACCTTCCCGCAGTCGGTCACCGCGAAAACAACCGATCGTCTGCTGCCGGAAGTCGCAGCATCATCGAAGCTATTCGAACTCTATGACCGCGCTTCCGGCGAAATCATCATGGTGCAAGAGCGCCGCGAACACAGCGGCAAGCCGAAGAGCTATCACCCATGGTCCTATTGGTCGGACGGACAGTGGCGCAACATGGAACCGGAAGGGCCGCTGCCGTTCTGGAAACCGAAGACATCGCGCGGACTGTCACGCTTCATGATCCATGAGGGCGCTAAGCCCGCCGCCTTCCTGGACGATCTGATCAACAATCCCGATCGTCGCGAAGAACTGGAACGTCATCCGTGGCGCGATGACATCGTGAATTACGAGCATTGGGGAATGATCGGCGGCGCGCTCTCCCCGCATCGCACCAATTATCTTGAACTCCATCGCGAGCAACCGATGGAAGTCATCTATGTCTGCGACAACGATTGGCCCGGCCGCGCGGCGCTGCAAGACGTCTCACGCTATTACGGGCGCTCTATGAAGGGGGTGCGCTTCGACCAACGCTGGAAGGATACCTGGGATTTGGCCGATCAATTCCCGCCCGAAATGTTCGCGGGGGAAAAGTACATCGGACCTCGGTTCAAGAGCCTGATCCAGCCCGCAACCCGCGCCACCGAACGCATCTATACCGGAGGCAAAGGCAAGGGTGAGGTGCGGTTGCTAAGAGACTTCCGCGAAGAATGGTTTCATTGCGTGCGGCCGGAAGTCTTCGTTCACAAGGATTGGCCGGATCGCATTCTCGCCGTCAAGGAATTCAACAATTGGGTATCGCCATACTCTGACGTGAAGGACACCGCGACACTGCTGATGCAGGACGGCGCGTCGAAATCGGCCGTGCTGAAATATTCCCCGGCGCTGCCGTCAGGAATCTTCGGCTCGATCGAAAGCGGATTGTTCTGCAATACCCATGTCCCCTCCCCGATCGAGGCAGTCAAGAAAAACCCGCAGCCGTTCCTCGACTATATCGAGCATCTGATTCCGGTAGAAAAAGACCGGATCGAACTGCTGCGCTGGCTCGCCACACTGATCGCCCGTCCCGACATCAAGATGCTGTATGGCGTGCTGCTGATTTCCGAGATGCAAGGCGTCGGCAAGGGTACGCTCGGGGAACGCATCCTCGCTCCGCTGATGGGCGAACAGAACGTCTCCTATCCGTCCGAAGGCGACATTGTCGATTCGAACTACAACTATTGGCTCGCTCACAAGCGCCTCGCTGTTGTGCATGAGATTTACGCCGGGCATTCCGCCAAGGCGTACAATCGCCTGAAGTCGATCATCACCGATCGAACGATCACGGTAAACCAGAAATATCTCGCCAGCTATGACATCGAAAATTGGGTTCACATTCTCGCCTGTTCGAACTCCATGCGAGCGCTGAAACTCTCGAACCATGATCGACGCTGGTTCGTCCCCAAGGTCACCGAAGAACGACGCGGCACCGCCTATTGGGAGAAACTGAATTATTGGCTTTCCAACCAGGACGGCCTCGGCGCGATCAAGAATTGGGCGAAACTCTTCCTGAAGGAGCATGCCCCGGTCGAGCGCGGCGATTCGGCCCCCATCTCGGATACCAAGCTGGAAATCATCAAGGAAGGATACTCGCCCGGCATGCGGCTGGTCTCGGACTTGTTGGAGCGCACGCGGGAAAGCCTCAACGATCCGGAAATGATGAAGCGGTTAACTGAGCGCGGCTACGTCAAGAACGGGCATGTGATCTTCCTCGACAACCAGCTTGTGCAATTCATCAAGGACGAACTTTACGAGGGCCATCACAACGATAGGATCGAGAAACCGGCGACGATCCGCAAGCTCGCCAAGGCAGAGGGGTGGTATATCGGGGAAACAAGAGCGAAAGTAAAAGACTGGTTAAATTGCAGCAAAGCGGCACTTGGGGCGCGTATCATCTCAACATCGGCGGAACTGGCAAGTAAACCGCCAGGGGTTTTATGTAACGACAACATGAAACCGGATGAAAGACTACGGCCACTCGACCCATCGATCATCATTGGACTTTGATGATACTCGATATACTCGGGACTTTGGCCGTCATCATGGTGCTGATGCATCTGGTGGCCATCTGGCGATCGCCTTGGAATGTCGACCATTACCAAACCGCAGCGCTGTACTTGATCGCCGCAGCGATCGCATTAAATAAATAAGGAAACAGAAATGACGCGGGTAAAAGCGGGAGAGGTTTACCGGAATGTGGGTGGCATGGTGTTCCGTGTCATCACGGTGGCGGTGGATAAAGAAAAGAAATTTGTAGTGTTCAGGCGTGTTGACGACCCGGACGAAGTGATCATGAGCCCGATCGGGCGGTTTGTCGAAACCTATGAACTCATTATGAGGGCAGATGGAAAACGAGTTGCAGGATAAGATTTCGGAAGCAGCCGACGAAGCCGCACAGAAGGTCGGCGCTCGCGGCGCGATCCTTGTGGCCTTTGTCGATGTCGGTGGATTTGTCGAAGTGCATTTCGGCGGCAGCGCACCGATGCCGCTGATCGAGCTATGGCACGCTCTGTTTATGGGCGCGCAACTGGAGAACACAGAAGGAGCGAAGCATTGATCGGCAACATCATCGATCGTCGTAAGAGGCCGTATCGATGGAAGAAGATCACGGCGATTGTCGAACATCTGTCGCACGACAATTCGTGTGAGGATGCCGATCAGTATCATTCCGAAAAACGGTTTCCTGACTATGACGAACTGGCGGAATGCTCTTTGTACTACGCTACACGGTGGGCTGAAGCGTTCGACGAACCGGTAACGCTGTATCTGTACGACTTGGGTGAAGGGATTACATAATGACAGAGAAAGAGGAAATGCGGAAGGCGGTCGTTGACCGGTTGAAACTGATCCATCCGGTTATCGATACGCTTTCCAAGATGTGGGACGAACGCACGCTCGAAACGATAGCCTTGGCGCTTGGGATCGCGCACGTGGAGTTGGACAAATGAGAACTGTGTTGATGGCGGGGATCGGGACGGTCGGGTTCCCGTTGCTCTTCCATCTCCTGTACATCCCATCCGACATCGTCAAAACGATGCCTCACGCGGCGTCCATTGCCTATGTCCTTATGCTTACGATACTAGGTTTAGGTGGTTGTATCAGTTTGTTCATCGCACTTGTCGTGTTGCTGACGGGGAGGACACCTTGATGAAGCGCGGAACACCGGTAGTCTTCACGACAAAATACGGGGACAGGGCAACTGGTCTGTATCTATCCAAGAAAGGTGGCGCACATCTTGTCGTTTCCGACGATTGCTTCGGTCCTGATCACGCCGACAAGTTGAATGTGATGTGTTTTCTCTTCGAAGAGCCAGCGACCTTGGAAGGAGAGGAAGCGGAAAAGGTAAAGGAACGTATAGGGGAAGTGTGATGCATCCAGTCACGGCGGGGATAGCGGCGGTCACGGCGGCGTTGTTGTTGTCAAAGATGATCAACAACACGGTGCCATCGTCATTGATGGTCTACTTCAGCATGATCGTCAGTACCTTGTTCTTCATGGTGGCGCTGAAATGAGAAACGCGATGATTAATCATCTATTAACAATCGGGTTTTTTGTCGGCTTTGCACTGTTCATTTGGTTATGTGTGTTGACGAACGGATTATTCCTTATTGTTGGATTTGGAGTTGGAGCCTTCTTCTTTCTTTATATCATGATCTATCTTGCAATTAAGGAGTCACGAGATGGGTGTTGATGTTCGATTTCGATGCGATGCATTGGGGTGTGACTTCTACGTCTTCACGAAATTCGATGGGAATAAAGTGAACCCCGCGTTTGTCAACTTTAGAAGAGGTTCAGTCGAAGCTCTGTTATGCAATGAATGTTATTCACGCATTCAAAAAGAGATGGAAGACGAGTTGACCAGGAGGATGAAGCACAAATGAACTGGCGAAAGGTCGCGGCGGACTTGCGTGAAGGATCAATCGAGGCACAGGAGGAACAGAAACGAACTCCAAATGAATGGGTGGCAAGCAACGCGGCGCTCGGCGCTACCGCCATGATCCTCGGATGTCTGGCCAATGCGATCGAGAAGGGGATAGAGGGTGACGATCTGTGAAGCCTGCGGGCAAAGAATACTGGTCCGCGAAGGCGTGCCGCTCTCGCCATTGAAGGCTGAACTTTACGATTCGATCATGCATTCCGGGAAGAACGGGATCGATGCTGAAACGCTCGGTTGGATACACTTCCCGAACTCGGAGAACAAGAAACGTCAGGTGCAGTGCGTCAAGGTTCATGTCGGGCAATTGCGGGACTTGCTCGCCGGAACTCGGACCACGATCGAGTGCAGCAAAGATGGTCTCTACAGGATGATGCGGAGGAAATGATGATCACATGGGCTTTCGTCATTGCGACGATCTATGGCGGCGCGATCCTGATTCCAGGATATCCGAGCTATTCGCAATGCCGCACGGCACAGGAGATGTTGGCGACATCGAATGGGCTTGTGATTTCCAAATGTTTCGAGATGCCGCAGAAATGAAAGGAGATGATGCAGTGATCGACGATATAACACTACGGGACATGTTCGCTTGTCAGTGCATGGAGTTGGCTTGGTTGAAGGCCGCGGAAGCGAATGATCGTGACATCACAGAACTATTAGGTGACCGCAAATCCATCGAAGAAATCGCCGCGGCGCTCGCTTATAGGTACGCGGATGCGATGATGAAGAGGCGGGAATATCCATGAACGATAGCCGACCGAAGTGGCCGTTCAAGACACCGGAAGATACGGCACAGTGGATTGTTTCTAACATGGAGGCGAGGGGATGACAAAAGGCGAAGCGGTGAGGATGGTCACTGACCGTCGAAACAGAGTGGTTGATCCAAACGAGATGCTCCGTTGGACGTTTCTCCGGTTGTTTCTTCTGGCCATCCCGGAGAAGGAGTTTGAACGGTATATGATAGAAGCGGAAAACGAGATGGCGAAATGAACAAGGGGCGAAAAGGTCCTCGGACCAAGGAACAGCGATTGCGTGAATTGTTGAAGAGCGCGAAAACCAGTTCCGACAAATACAACATCGGCGGCAGGCTGAAGGAGAAGGGATACAAGCCGAGACCGATCACGTTGGTGGACTATGGGACGGTACTCAACAACAAAAAGTAAACTCCATCGTGTTCACAAGATCGGTAAGGATCATTATCGATTGTCCTGGATCGTGGATGTCTACTATCCAAATTCACAATTACGCTGGCCACGCCGGTTCACAAGAGACACCGATAAAGAAGGCGCGAAGCGATTCGTAAAGAAATGGAAGTTGGTGGAACCATGGCCATAGAGAGATACTGTCCAGAGGAAGAATGTTCTGGTTGCAGACCAGAACGTGCCTGTTTGTTCGAATACGTCGCCAGCACCTATCCGCCTGAATATCAATGGAGCGGCGATGACCCGCCACCTCGACGCTGGAGGGCGGCGGATGGAACGATCGTGTATCGAAGTTATGCGGATTATTGCTCATGAAAACGATCTGGAAGGTCGCGCTTACACAGATGGGAACGCAGGACGTTAGAGTACCGGAAGGTGCTGAATTCCTGTGTGCGCGAGAACAAAACGAAAAGGCCTGTGTTTGGTTTCGTTGTGATCCAAACCACGAGAAAAAGCTACGGAGAATCGCGGTCGTCGGGACCGGTCACGAGGCACCAGATGATGGGCGATATCTCGGAACGGCGATGCTTATGGATGGATCGCTCGTATTGCATGTGTTTGAGAGATGAGGAGAACATGAAAGTGAAACGAACAATCAATCAAAGCGTTTTTTTCAAAACTGAAGAGGTGCGAGATATCCTAATTGCACATCTGAAAACGATGAATAACGATGCGTCTAAAGAAGCGGCAATAACCTTGGGAGCGCAAGGAGTCGTGTTGTCGTGGTTGGAAATTCAAGAATTAAATGTGCCGTGAGTTGGGCGCTGTTCTGCTGCGGACATGTCGTCTCGCGCACGATGCTTCGACTGCCGTTCGAATGGCCGTATGACATTTATAACTGGCTGATGGTGAAGTCGTCCGACATCCAGGGCCGCGGTCCTGGGCCATGGAGGGATGTGTAATGGGAGTTGATCTGACATTGCTGCCGCTGGCGGCGGATAGGATTTGGATGTCACACGACATCATTCGCGTCGGACGAAGGCGCGAGCTTTGGGGGCTGGTAGCACAGCTTCCACAAAAACCAATCCCTGAACCATTGTATTGTTTCGACGGCCCACACGAGGAATCACCATATGGCGAGCGTCTGACCTACACAACCGCGGCCGATTTACTGACGCTCAAAGAGCATGATGCAGTGACCGGGAGTTGGACGAATAGAGCGGTATGGGCCTATCTCGCACAGATGCCGCCCGATTGGCCGATCGTGTTGTATTGGAATTGAGAAAGCAAAAGAGGACCAAGAGTTTCGGGGCTCCTGATCCTCTCTCGCCGTGCAACACGTTGGGGACGTGGACAGCCGGTTTGTAACGCGAGGCCGTTGCTTCTTCAAAAAGAAAATCAGGATGTCCCAACGCGGCGGGGGAGGCTGAGCAAGCCTCCCCCTTTTTTCGTCAGACAGGGTTGATGATCGGGGTTGGATAGGCCCCGACAGAGGCAGGATAGCAGGGGCAGGGGAGGCCGTGGAGAGGATTTTTGGGACTTGGGGTAGGGTCGGTGACCCTCGGAGCTTGGACGCGTCAGCGGGCAATAAACTTAAAAGTTGTGGGTAAAAGAGTTTTACCAACCCCAGGATGGGAGGGGGTATGTCTGTTTTCGTATCATTTGACGTAGTGTGGAGAGGATTGATTTCGGTCAAAGGTTGTCAAAATCTAATTAAGGTTGCAAAAAAGAGAAATACAAAACCTTAGTGTCACCGAAAATCGGATTTTTGTCGCATTTTCTTTTTCTTTGACCCCATGTTTTGGAGGATCGGTACACAAAAAATATACCCAGGAGGGGTATTTTTGCACCCCTTTTGGGGCAATGTGTACCTCGGTTCTCGGACCTGGAGGGGGTATTTTTAGGGGGTCTAGAAAGAGTAAGCAAAATTAAAATGGCCAAAAAAGAAAGAGAAAGTATGGTGTAATTTTTTGAATATAAACAGGAATTCGCCAGGAAGTGGTTGGAAACAGAAACCGTTTTTACCCCTCTTTCCATGACTCTAGGATGAGGATGAGGAAAAGGTATAAATATATAGAAGGTAGAAAATCGGTTTCCAAATGGTTTCTAGTTTCCAAGCGAATTCCCCGCGTTTCGCTTCCTTTTTTCGAAAAATCTGTTTGTGATCTTCCCCTATGTCGGGGTGTTGGTCAGTTGCCATCATGCATGCGAACTGCGAGCGGCGTGCCAAAGCGAATTTGGCGCGGCAAGGCTTCGCGTTCTATCTGCCGGTGATCAAAGACATCGTGACTATTCGCGGTCGGAAGTCCGCGGTCTCGCGTCCGCTGTTCGGTCGTTACATCTTCGTTTTCATCCAGGACCAATGGCGGTCGTTGTTGTCGACCATCGGCATCGCGAGTGTCGTGATGCGTGGTGACAAGCCCGCGTGCATTCCATCGAAGGTGATCGACGACATTCGTGCGCGTGAAGACAAGGAAGGTTTCGTTCGCTTGCGGAAGAATGAGAAAGAGAAGTTTGAACGCGGCACTCGGGTTCGAATTCCCGAAGGCCAGTTCTCGGGGATGGTCGGCGTTTACGATGGGATGACGTCGAGCCAGCGCGAGGTGGTGTTACTGGAATTTCTCGGGCGCGTTACCCGCGTCGAGATTGCAGCGGCAATCGAGCTAGAACCGATCGTCTAAAATCGATTTGCTTGTCTGCGGTTTCGTCGCCGGATTCATTTCCGGTGATCTGCGGTAGCGTATTTTCTTTTGGTTTTTTCAACATGAATCATTTTACATGGCAAAGACCGCACGTAAGAAAAAGAAAAAAGATAAGCGCGGTGGTCGGCGTCCTGGTTCCGGCCGCAAGCCGTTGTTACCTGACATCGCCCCTATCATTGAGCGTATGGAGGTTGCAAAAACCGCGCGCTCTTACGCGCATTTGGCATTGCAAGCCTATGTCGAGATTTGCACCGATCGAAATCAACCCGGGGCTGCGCGTGTGGCCGCTGCCAATGCGATCATGGACCGCGGTTATGGTAAGCCGCCACAATCCATCGAACACAGCAACAAGGACGGCAATCCACTTGAAATCAATGCGCGCTTCTCTGAGTTTGCCAAGTTGCTCGACGATATTGCTCAACAACGCTTGGCCGGTGTGAAAATCATCGATGCGCAACCGCTCGTTAACAAGATCGCTGAAGACGTGATGGTGAAATCGGAAACGATCATTGAAGAGGATGACGATTGATGAAGCTCGCTTTCGGCATCTTCAATGTGGTGCATGGTGCCATGCTCATCGGTCTTTTCGCCGGTCCTCTCTATGGATCAATTCCATATTCACTGACGCTTTTAACCTTCGTCATTCAAATTGCTGGCGGTGGTGCGATTGCCGCAAGCTGGTTTGCGGAGCGAGATTGATGGCCTCTCTTGTAACCAGCGATATACTTGAACAGGCGATGATCGAAGGATTGTTGAACCGTATTCGCATTGAGCTTCGCGCTAGTATCCTGAAGCGGATTGAGCCTGACATCGAACAGGCGATTGAGGCGGCGTTGAAGACTTTTGAGGTTGCGATCAAAAAGACTCATAGTGAAATGGACATGTCGACCTTGGTGAAGGTCATCATTGAAATGAAGAAGTAGCCCCGTGGTCCAATCGGTGAAGACAACAGATTTTGAGTCTGAAAATCCTGGTTCGAGTCCAGGCGGGGCTGCATGACCACGACTTACGAACAATCGGCGTCCCGACTTCTCGATCCGCAACAGGCGGCGATCGGGATGCGTGCCAACTGGTTGCGGATTGCTCGAACCCCGCAGCTTACGCCAAGCGGCGATTGGCAAGTCTGGTTGTTGCTCGGTGGTCGCGGCGCGGGCAAGACCCGGACCGGTGCGGAGGACATGGCATGGTACGCCTTGAACAATCCCGGTGTGCGCTGTGCGGTGATCGCACCGACATCGGCGGACGCGCGCGATACCTGTATCGAAGGCGACTCTGGATTGCTGCGGGTGATCCCGCCCGAATGCGTGCAGTCCTGGAACCGGTCGCTCGGTGAATTGATCCTATTCAACGGCTCGCGCTTCAAACTCTTCAGCGCCGAAGAACCCGATCGTCTGCGCGGCCCGCAACATCATCGTGCATGGTGTGACGAAGTCGCGGCGTGGCGTTATGAGGAGACATGGGATCAGATGCTATTCGGCTTGCGTCTCGGGAACGATCCGCGCGTGGTGGTGACCACGACGCCACGGCCGGTGACGTTGATCCGACGACTGCTGAACGATCCGCGTGCGATCAAGACCAGCGAGTCGACCTACGCCAATGCCGCCAACCTCGCGCCGTCCGCGCTGAAGGCTTTCAGGGACCGCTATGAGGGCACACGGCTCGGGCGGCAGGAGTTGATGGCCGAAGTCCTGGATGACGTTCCAGGAGCCTTGTGGCGGCGTTCTGATATCGATGGCAGGCGGATCAAGGAAAACGAGGTTCCCGACCTTGTCCGTGTGGTGGTTGGCGTCGACCCAGCGACCGCTGCGCCTGACGGAGACGAAGGGTTGGCCGAGACCGGAATTGTCGTCGCCGGGCTCGGTGTCGACGGCCGCGGTTACATCTTGAACGACCTTTCTTGTAGGTTATCGCCGGATGGATGGGCGCGGCGCGCGGTCTCAGGCATCGATCAGTTCGATGGTGACGCGATCGTGGCCGAGACCAATCAGGGCGGTCAGATGGTCATCTCGACCATCAAATCGGTGCGCCCGACCATCAAGGTGATCGCGGTCCATGCTTCACGTGGCAAGATCACACGCGCCGAACCGATCAGCGCCTTGTACGAACAAGGCCGCGTCTCGCATGTCGGATCGTTCCCGCAGCTTGAAGACCAGATGGTCTCGTTCACTTCGGCCGGGATTCTCGGCGGCGGGACCGGGGACCGTGTCGATGCGCTGGTGTGGGCGCTGACGCAGTTATTCCCGAAGATCACGCGCAAGCGCGAGGCGACCGATGTGCGGGTGGAGAACACCAAGGGCTTTTCCCCGCATACCTATGTCCACAAGGAATATTCGCGATAATGAAATTGACTGAGGCTTTGTTCAACCTGTCTCGTGAAGCGGTGTTCATGGGCGATCCTGAACCGATCGTCAGAATGCCGTCTTACATGTTGTTTCAATTGTCCATCGATATCGAGAGAGAGTTAGGAGGAACGATATACGGGGGAAACCGTATTGACGGATTCAAGTTCGCAGGGATTCATTTTCAACGCATCAACGCGTCGGGGGACGTTTCGTTGAAAAACACTCGGGGGAGACGATGGCTAAACCTTTGTACTGGTGCAACGACGAGGTTTCCCGCTTTCTTCAGTTGTATCAGGGAACGCCTCTCAAAATAAAAGACATCGCAGCGCGGATGCGTTGCTCACGTCAGACGGTTTATCGGATGCTGGAACGATTTGGTGTTCCACGTCATCAGCGCCGTCGACAACAGAAATATCGAATGGTCGATCGAACAATTCGTGCGCCTGAACATGAGCAGCCAATCAGTGTTCAGCGCGACAAGCTTCTGGTGCGTTTGATCGCGGTTCATAAAGAGCCGCGCTTTGACATTCCAGGGGAACTGGTTTCCGCGATGAAACGCGGAAGGTCCGAGACGCAACGCGTCTCTCAAACATGAAGGAGAACTACCATGGCGAAGAAGGCAAAGCCCACCAAGAAGAAGGGCAAAGGTAAGGGCAAAGCCCGCAAGGCCAAGGACTGATACCATGAACCGCTGCCGTTCTTGCTTGATACCAGACACTCGACCCGATACGGCTTTTGTCGATGGCGAGTGTTCGGCGTGTATTAATTTCAAGAAACGAACCGAGATTGATTGGGGGGCGCGCAAGCGTCAGTTGGAATCAATCCTGGAGCAAGGCCGGAACGGCAGCGGATTTGATTGCGTGGTTCCTTCCAGCGGCGGGAAGGATAGTCACTACCAAGTTTTGACTTTGATCGAGATGGGCGCGAGACCATTGGTGGTCACCGCCTCGACCTGTCACCTGACTGAAGTAGGTCGCTTGAACATCGATAACCTCGCGAGACATGCAACCACGATCGAGGTTACCCCTAATCGCTCGGTGCGCGCTCGCCTTAATCGATTTGGCCTCGAAACTGTTGGTGATATTTCTTATCCTGAGCATATGGCTATCTTCTCGATACCGTTCAAAGTCGCATCCGATTTCGGCATCCCGCTTCTCTTCTACGGCGAGAGCCCACAACGTGAATACGGATGTCCAAACGGTGCGGAAGAAGCGTTGACCATGACCAGGAGATGGGTGCATGAGTTTGGTGGATTGCTTGGCCTACGGGCAAATGATTGTGTTGGATACCGGGGAATCTCCAAAGCGGATATGGGGGACTACCTGCTGCCTTCCGATGCAAAGCTTGTTCACACCACAGCTTATTTCCTCGGACAGTTTCTACCTTGGGACTCGCACCTTAATGCGAGGATCGCGAAGAAAGCCGGAATGATCCAAATGCTTCCGTCCATGGCAAATTGGTGGGAACATGAAAATCTTGATAACGCACAGACCGGTTTGCACGATTACATGATGTACCGGAAGTATGGTTATGGCCGTGCTTGTGCGCAGTTGTCGATAGATATTCGGAACCAACACATCACGCGTGATTTTGCTTTGAAAGAAGTTTTACAACGCGATGGTTTGTTCCCTGAACATTACATGGGTGTTTCGATCGATGAGGTATTAGAGTGGATCGAATTAACACGTGATGATCTTGTCATGGTCACAGATAAATTCACCAATTGGAATTTGTTTCGACGCGTTATTGATGAACCGTTTGCTCCTTTAATGTCGTCATTCTATCGACCATCGGATATTTCTGATTTCCAAATGGGCGAACTTCCACACCCGAAATGAATGATATTGAGAAAAAATATTTCGTCTTCTTTCGAGAAGCGATTTTAAAAGGACACCGTCCACCACGGTGGGATGATGTTCCAGATTACGTTAAAGAGTTTGCTCGGTTTGTTGAAACAACGATGAGACTTGATCACGCGTCGAGAGGGGGCGGATGATCGTCAACACTGTTCGCCCGCATCAGATGAGTTGGTTGCGAAGACCAGAGCTTGATTTTCGCGGGCGCGAGATTTGGGAAAAGCCGAACGGGGATTTGTACGCTCACGATCCTGGAAAGGGTCAACTCTTTCTACAGGTGATGCGCGATGTTAGCTCGCCGCGTTATTCCGGTTCTTCTTCATAGAGGCACGCAACTTGTCAAGGGAACCGGTTTCAACTCGTGGCGGTCGGTCGGACATCTTGTTCAATCCATACGCGTCCATCAAAGTCGAAATGTTGACGAACTTTTTGTCCTGGATGTTGGGAACAACGTCTCACCTGACATTGGCCTATTACGAGAATACGCAAGTGATTGTTTTATGCCACTCACGGTCGGTGGGGGTGTTCAGACTCTCGACCATATTAGGGACCTACTCGCGAACGGTGCTGACAAAGTCAGCATCGGGACAGCGGCGTTTCGAGACCCTGGATTGATCGAACAAGCGGCGAAGAAATTCGGATCGCAGGCAATCGTGGTTTCGATCGATGTCGGAATTGACGGTCATGTCTGGATCGAGAGCGGTCGAGTACGGACGCCACATAAGCCGCATCTGTATGCCAGACAGATGGAAGATTTCGGTGCCGGTGAAATCCTTCTGCAATCCATCCCGCGCGATGGAACGATGAATGGATACGATCATGAACTCATTAATCGAGTTTCAAGTGTCGTTAGTATTCCTGTTGTGGCTTGTGGTGGTTGCAGCGGCTTTGATGACATGGCTGCTGCTTACCGGGCTGGCGCTCATGCTGTTGCGGCTGGCGCGCTATTTCAATTCACGGATGCGACACCACACGAGGCCGCAGAGGCTTTAGCCGAAGAAGGTTTTACCATGAGGAGGATTATGTGAGCGACGAAGGATTGCCGATATTAGACCCGATCAAACCTATTGCGAAATGTGGGTTGTGTGGGGAGATTTTGTATCCATTAACAACGAGATGTTACCGGTACTCTTGTCCTGTAAACGGTCCTGAATGGAATAGACTTAACCATTTACCAAAGATTGGTGATTTCAAATCATGAAGATCGTCGAATTGAAAACCGAAAGAGACGAGTATCAATCGTCGGTGGTTGAGACTTGTGAAAAAGCCTTGGAGATGGCGAAGAGCGGGGATATTGCTGCCATCGCTTTCGCCTATGTTCGAAAGAACGAAGCCATTGGGTGTGGCTTCTCGGAAGGCGATCGTGTTGGGGCGTTGATCGGAGCGGTTACGCGATTGGGTTACCGGATCAACGAAAGCGCTGCGTGAATGCGGACTGTCGCGATCATTCAGGCAAGGATCGGATCGTCTCGTTTGCCGTCCAAGGTTCTGTTGCGTCTTGGTGGCAAGCCGGTTCTTCAGCACGTGATCGAACGCGCCTTGGCGATGAAGACCGTGGATGAAGTCGTTTGCACCTTTCCGCGTGAGTACAGTTCCGAATCGTTGGTGACCATCGCCAAGTTCTGCAAGGTTCGTTATTTCCTCGGTCCTGAGAACAATGTGCTGGAGCGTTTCTATCTTGCCGCGGCCGAATCCAACGCGGATACGATCGTGAGGATCACGGCGGATTGTCCACTGTTCGATCCTGGAGTTGGCGACAAGGTCGTATCTCTTCGCAAGAGCGAAGCTGCGGAGTACGCCTCGAATGTTTGGCCGCGTTCCTTTCCAAAGGGTCTCGACTGTGAAGCCTTCACCATGCGAGCGCTATCGAAAGCCTATTCATGCGCAACGGAAGAGTATGATCTTGAACATGTCACACCTTACATTGTCCGAAACAATGATCGGGTTAATCTTCCTTCTGGCCGTTTTGATCTTGCTCGGTTACGGCTGGTGATCGATACGATGGATGATTATCGTTTTCTGAAGAAGCTGTTCGAATTCGAATTCAAGACGACCGAAGACATTGTGAAGATTCTCAAGAGCAATCCGGATTTGAAACATGAACTCACGGCTTGATTTCTGGCGCGGCAATGGCGGTGATCAATACATCGATCGCAATCCTGCGAACATGCAGGCACGGATCGCGCTGTGGTTGGAGATTGTGAAAAGCCTTCCGACTGATCCAAGGACCGTGTTGGAAGTCGGGGCCAACATCGGACAGAACATCGAAGCTTTTTCTCGCGTCCTCGATCATGATGTAATTTTTCACGCAGTCGAGCCGAACGAAAAGGCTCGTGAGTACATGATCACCAATAACGTGTTGCCACGGTCCAAGGTGTTCGGTGGCAACGCCGAAGCTCTGCCTTTCAATGACGATTCGATTGATCTGGTTTTCACCAGCGGGGTACTGATCCATATTCACCCCGACGATCTTTTGCGAGCCTATCGCGACATGTATCGAGTTGCTCGCCGCTACATTATCTCGATCGAATACTTTTCTGTTGAACCTCGTGAGAAGGTTTATCGCGGCGAGATGGGGCGATTGTGGACACGTGACTTCGGGCAGTTATGGCTCGATCACTTCAACATGGAGCCGCTTGGTTGCGGCTTTGCCTGGAAGCCTCTTACCGGCTTGGACAACCTGACTTGGTGGGTTTTCAAGAAATGAAGAAGTTGGTGTTCTATTACGGCCGAGATTATCTGCGCATGCTCGATCGTAATATCCTCGTGTTGTGGGGTCCAAGGTCGGAGGAAGAACGAAAACGTAATGGGATCGGGACCATCGCTTATCGTTACGGGTTTTCATTGTCCTGGAACTGGCTTCCCTGCAATTACAATTTTGGAACCTCGCGCAATTGGTGGGGAAACAAAAGGTGGGGATGGTACGGCTGGACAATATCATTCAAGCTCTATCGATGAAGTGTCCGCTCAACCGTTGCCGCTTTACTGATTTGTGTTTGCGAATAAGCGAAAGGTGTTTGAACGTGATTTCTTTTCGAGATGTCTACACATCAAAGGATGCTGCCGAAATTTTGTACGAGCTTCTAGCTGAGCGTACTCCTGAACAAAATATCTCTCACAAGCGAATGCCTAGTTTCAAGGAACATCTCGATTTCCTTGCACGCAGGCCATACCAGAATTGGTATCTGATCGATGATGCCGATGGTGTGACTGTCGGTTCGATCTATCTGACATTCGAGCGCGAGATTGGATTGTTCCTGTTCCAGTCGGCACAGCGCAAGGGATATGGATCAATCGCTCTTGCCAAAATGAAAGAACTTCATCCTGGTCCATTGTTCGCCAACATCTCACCGCGGAACAAGGTCTCGCAACTCTTCTTCCTCAATCATGGTTTTGAATTGATCCAACATACCTTCAGGCTTGGATGATGTTCATCATTGCCGAAATCGGTGCCAATCATTGCGGTCATCTTACTCGGGCAAAGATGCTGGTCGAGGCTGCGAAATGGGCCGGTGCCGATGCGGTCAAGTTCCAATTATACGATCCGAACGAGATGACCATCGATCACGATGGTCCTGGTTTCGTATTGCAGGAAGGACCGTGGAAGGGACAGAAGCTTTACGATTTGTATCGTAAGGCGGCGACCCCGATCGAATGGTTTCCTGAACTATTTGAGCATGCGCGTAAGTTAGGGATCACGCCGTTTTCTTCAGTGTTCGACCTTCCAGGTCTCGCGCTTCTGGAGCGTTTGAACTGCACGATGTACAAGATAGCCTCTTTCGAGGCCAATGATCTTCCGCTTGTTGCAGCGGTCGCCGCAACAGACAAACCGATTATCGTCTCGACCGGTGTTGCCAATCATCTTGAACTTGAACGCATCGCCTGCGGTCTCACACCAAACCTGACGTTGTTGCATTGCGTTTCCGAATATCCTGCGCTGACGATCGAGGGGAATATGCAGCGTATGGTGAAGCTGCGTGAGCAATTCGGCGTTCCGGTTGGCCTCTCCGATCACACGATAACAAATACACTTGCGATCATGTCGGTCGCTCTCGGGGGCACGATGATCGAGAAACATTTGATCCTCAATCATAGCCATGTGTCTCCGGACAATTCGTTCTCGATTGACCCGGATGAATTCAAGACCATGGTTCTGTCTGTGCGCCATGCACACATTGCGATGAAACAGGATCGACCGAACGGGACCTATAGCAAGCTGAAGCGCTCGGTCTATGCGGTGAAGGACATCAAGAAAGGCGATGTCATCAGTATGAACAATGTGCGTTCTATTCGTCCTGGACATGGCCTGGACCCGAAATTACTTCCGGAGATTCTTGGACAAGTCGCGCGTGTCGACGTTCCTCGTGGTACACCGTTTGCATTGGAATATGTCGCATGATTGTGAAACCGCATCCCGATGACGAATTCAAGGTCAAGAGGCGTCCACTCAACCTTCGAAACCTGATTGGCAGCCGTGCTGTACGGATCACTTATCCAGGAGATGGATCGGGTGATTTTGTGAAAGATGAAGACCCGTCACATTTTTCCATTGTCACCTATATGAATGAACATGGAAAAGATGGATCGGTTTTCAAAAAATGGCCGAACAAACCAAACTCTGTTGCTCTTGCTGAAAGTATCATCAATCAATCGAAACCAAACCTCGGAGAACAAGGTCTTTTAGGTGATGAAAAGTATCTCCAGATATTGGAGTCGGCAAAGAAACTTGGGCTAGACGAAAAGCAAATTTTTCTGGATGAACGATGATTTGTCCACGTTGTGATTTGAATCTGGATCAAAAGATTGTTCGTCGACATCAATCGCAATTGATTACTGTTTGGCGTTGCGGTTTTTGTATCACCAAAGCAAAAGAAAGAATTGATCGTTTGCGTCGACGCGTTAAAGGACAACCAAAAGATTTTCGAATGATACCTGTGAGCGGAATGAAATGGTGATCGTCAATGAGTTGCCACCGAACTTTGCGGAACTTAACGCCAAGTTCAATCTCGAATCGGTCAAGCTCTCTGTCTATTTCTGTTGGGGCGACACGATCTATAATCCAGGCGGCGAGCCGATCCATCCGTCGATCATCGCGCATGAACAGGTGCATTGCGATCGACAGTCACAATACCGTGCAATCGATCCTGGTGGTCCTCCAGGCTGGTGGCGTCGATACATTGACGATGTTGAATTTCGCTTGGCAGAGGAAGTCCCGGCCCATCGTGCCGAATTTCAATGGTGGTTGAAACAGCCTGGAATCGAGAAACCTGTTCCTGGTTTTCGTTCGAAGAAGGACGCAATGTTGCTTGCTATTGCAACTCGCCTCACTTCACCGATTTACGGCAAGATGATCAGATTGCACGATGCGAGGAGATTGATTGGTGAATAGCATTGTCATTACTGGAGGCACAGGTTCGTTTGGTCATGCCTTCGTCGAGTTTCTGTTAAACAATGATCTGGCTAAACGCATTGTCATTTATTCGAGGAGCGAATATGCACAAGCGCAAATGCGTGAACGATTTAACGATAGCCGTCTGCGTTGGTTTATTGGCGATGTTCGTGACGTGGATCGTCTTCGCAGGGCTTTTGCAAATTGCGAAGTTGTTGTTCATGCAGCCGCTTTGAAGCGGATTGAGGTTGGACACTACAATCCTGATGAAATGATCAAGACCAATATTCTTGGAACAATGAATGCAATTTCCGCTGCCGCGGAGACAATTCCATGTGTTCGTAGGTTCGTCTTTCTATCGTCAGACAAGGCGTTTCAACCGATATCGCCATATGGCCAAAGCAAAGCGCTGGCTGAAACATTGGTGTTGAACGCCAACAATATCTACGGCGAGTTTGGTCCAAAATTCATTGTCACTCGCTACGGCAACGTGGCCGGATCGCGAGGTTCAGTCATTCCCCGTTGGTTGGAGTTGCTGCGTAATGGCGAAAAGAAAGTGCCTGTTTCCGATCCTGATTGCACACGATTCTGGATGCACATGGATGAAGCTGTTGCACTTGTCCATGATGCGATACAGAACGGCGAAGCGGGCGACGTTCTCATTCCGACATTACCGGCGTATCGGCTTGGCGACCTTGCAGAAGTCATGGGAGCGGAGATGGATGTATTGGGCCTCCCGCCGTGGGAAAAGAAGCACGAGAGCATGTCGGAGGATCAATGTTCGGCCACGGCGCTTCGTATGTCGAAGACCGAAATTGAAATTGCTTTGAGGAATGTGGCGTGAAGAAAATACTCTGTCGCCTATTTGGTATCCATTTGAAATCTACAACGTCACACGATGGTTACGTTGTCATAAAATTTTGCAGTTGTGGGAGACAGGTATCTTGAGCCGAGCTTTCCAGGTTGTTCGTGAATTCGAAGCGGCGGTTGGTGACTACACAGGTGCGCCTTTCGTGGTGGCGGTCAACTCCTGCACCAATGCACTCTTTCTCAGTTTGATGTTCTACAAACAATTGCATCCTCACATCAAAAACATTCGAATTCCAAAGCGAACATACGTTTCGGTTCCGATGCAAATTCGCATTGCCGGATTGAAAGTCGAATTCGAGGATCGAGAATGGAGCGGCGCTTATCAACTGTCTCCATTCCCAGTATGGGATTCCGCGCGTCGGTTCACATCGAATATGTATTTCCAAACCGGTGGGATGGTTTGTACATCCCATCACTGGAACAAGATACTCGGCATTCAACAAGGCGGCTGCATCCTGCACAATAATTACGATGCTGATGCATGGCTACGGCGTGCGCGTTTCGACGGACGCACTGAAGGTGTTTCTCCGAAAGAGGATCGGTTCACGCAACTCGGTTGGCACATGTACATGTCCCCTGAGATTGCGGCCGAAGGTCTGGTGCGGTTGAGCCATTTGCCGAAGCACAATCCAGATATGCCAATGGATGATTATCCCGATCTGTCGGAGAATTTCTTAGTATGAAACCAGGAGACACCGCAGAATTTTCAATCTGGTTATCGGGTGAGGAGACCGAAGCACAACTTCATCATTTCAAGGACACAATCATTCCTTCGGTCATTTCCAAGACCGAGAAACAGTTCAAGGTCGTACTAGGACCGCCGCGCTTCATCATCAAGAAACCGGGAGAGGATCGTGTTCCTCCGGTGCCTGACCACATCAAGGGGATCGACGTCCGGTTGTTGGTGATCGAGGCTGATGTTTTCCCCGCGCCGTTAAGCGTGATAGAGAAGCGATCCGGATTTATCGATGACCTGACCAAACAGGACCGTGATCGCCTGCGAAAGCTTACGAAGAAAACGTTCGCAAAGTATCAACCAGGAAACCAGTTGAATGACCAGCAAGCGGACGCGATTATCGAATTCCTCGGACCAGATTCCGCAATCGCCACCCTCCGTTCCCATTGAGAAGGTCAAGCCGACTGCGGAAGAGAAGAGGAATGGCTGGAAGACAAGCACATTGAGTCAGTACGTCCATTCCCGTAATGTGACGGCCGGTCAGTTGGTTTATGGGGCAAAGCCCAAGGTTGTCATGATCGAGAACACCGACAACTTCGATCCTCGTTTCGATTGGAGGGTTTGATGGAATTCCTCATGCGAATGCTCGGCGGTGACCAGAAACCATTGCCGCCACAGACCGAGACGCAGTTGCCTCTTTCGCATTATCGCGAAGGTCCATCGATGGATGGTGTTGTTCGACCGGCAGACAATGCTCTCATGTCTGTTTTTGAAGACGTGAAGTCTGGTGCAGTTGAACAGTTCGATGCAAATGGTGATGGTTATGATGACGATCGCGCTGCCAAGGCCGGTCTGAAGCGCGACAAATCCGGTCACATGGGATCGGTTGCTCCAGCCTCAAAAGATGAGCGAAAGCAATTCGGTCTTCCTGAAGAAGCTTACGTTCTCCTGAAGGGCAAGAAACACGAGACGTGGCAGAAGGCTTTGGAAGCCGAGTATGCCCGCGGCTTCAAGGTCATGAAGTTGAAGGATCGCTACTACTCTGTCCCGAAGGATTGGTCACCACCGCAGTTTCTATCCGCACAAGATGTTTACGAAGATAGTCGTAGAGCGGTAATGGAGACGGATTACGAGGGATATCTAAAACAGGGCGGCAGTCGATATAACGACTTTGAAGCTATTCGAACTCAGATTGGCCCTTTCGATCTTCTCCAGAAAATGTACCCAAATGGCATTCCATGGGAGAAGTGGCGGAAGTCTGCAAACATCGAAGATATGAGGGATATCAAAGCTATACAGAACGCACATAGCCCGCGAGAGATTGTAGAATTCCTGGAAAAAGTTGAATCCAAAAAAGTTGCTGCTACGTTCGAGGAGCGGTGGGATGCCCTATATGGGGACCCGGAAGATTCTAAAATGGCCAAGGACGCAGGTATCGATGACGTTGGCCGGGATACCTCTCTCATGGCGGTTCATCGCTCGACGATGAAAAGGAAATAACATGGACTTCTTTCGAAGAATTTTCGGATGGTTCGATCGTGCCGTGCAGTCTGTACCTTACCATGGGAACAACTTCCGGACTGTTCCTCATTCCGAACAGGTGGCGGCTAGAGCAGTGGCCGCTCCTCCGGCGATCATTACGATCCGTCCACCTGCCGCCCCGGCTCCTTTGAAGCCAATAGAGGCCACCAAAGACCAACCGATCATGACCAACAAAGACCAGCAACAGGCGGCTTTGGCTGGTTCCTCCGGGCTCCATATTGACCCGTTGGGACTTCGCGGACGTGGATTTGTTGGACATTCCAGTCTTTTGGGGAGATAACCCGCTCCCATGAGTTTTCTTCTGCCTTTTCTAGGCGGGGCTATTGCCGGTGCAGCCTTCGGCTCTTTTGTCGGAGGTCGTGGCGGTAGCGTGCCTCCTCCGGTCAATTACAAGATCGATATTCCGGACCCTATCCCGCCGCCTAACCAACCACTCGATCCGTCCAACACAGCCGCTCTCCAGAAGGCGAGGATCAAGGCACGTTCCGGTTCTTCTTCAACGAACAACAAAGACATTGTCCTGACCACTCCGTCCATTCGACAAAAAGAACCTGAAGTGGTCCGAACTACCCTCCTGGGTCAGTAATGGCAGACGATCGATTTAAGAAATTACTAGATCGAAATAATTCTCTGATTGCCAAGCGCGGGCCATGGATGAACTTCTGGCAGCAGCTTGCTGATGTCATGCTGCCTACACAAGCGAACTTCACCACCAAACCGAATCCAGGCGAGGCCCGCGGACAGACGATCTATGACGGCACGCCTCGCCTCGCGCTTCGCGATCTATCCACCACGCTCGACGGTTTGATCAAACCTAAGTCGGCAAGTTGGTTCGATGTCGTAACCGACAATGAAGAACTCAACGAAATCGATGAAGTGAAGGTCTGGCTTGAAGAAGTCAAAAGCCGGATGTGGAACGCGATCTATCGCAAGGATGCGCGTTTCATTCAGCGCTCTGGTGAAGTCGATTTGAACCTTGCTTGTTTCGGGTGGGGTGTTCTCTGGATACAGGAGAACAAATATCGGAATGGATTGTTGTTTCGTTCCTTCCCGAACTCGACATGTGCGATCGATGAAAACGAAGAAGGTATCATTGATACTCTATCGATCGAGGAACATCTGACGCTGCCACAGGCGATAAACATTTATCGCAAGGTTGGAAAGCAACCTAGCAAGTGCATCGCTGACGCAATGAATGGTGTCGGCAAGAACTACAAGGACAAGAACTTCAAGTTCGTTCACCTCGTACTACCGAACACCGACTATCAAGCCGGTCTGATCGGCGGACGTGGCATGGCCTTCAAGTCATGCTTGCTTGATGTCGAAGGTGAACAGATCGTCGAAGAACAAGGTTACTATGAATTCCCTGCGGCTGTTCCGCGTTGGGAGACTGCGCCTGGAGAAGTCTATGCCCGCTCTCCAGGGATGATCGCTCTCCCCGATGCACAGACTTTGCAGGCGATGGGTAAGACGTTGCTGATCGGTGGTCAGCGCGCGGTCGATCCTCCGATTTGGGTGGTGAACGATAGCGTGATGTCACCGCTTCGCACCTTCCCCGGTGGCGTAACCGTTCTTGATGCCAGCGACTCTGGTGGATCACCTGTCGGTTCTTTCCCGGTCTCGACCAATCTTCCGCTCGGGCGCGAGATGCAGATGGACTATCGGGCGATGGTCGAAGCTGCATTCTTCAAGAACGTTTTCAACCTGCCGATCGAAACCCGTCAGATGACGGCGACGGAGATTATCGCGCGCAAGGAAGAATTCATTCGGATCATTGGTCCGGTGTTCGGTCGTCTTGAGTCGGATTACATCGGACATATTGCCGAACGTTCGTTCGGGATCATGGATCGTGCTGGTGCGTTTCCGCCGCGTCCTGAACAGATGATCGATGCTAAGGTAACATTCACTTTTCAATCTCCGATTCAGCAAGCGCGTAAGCAAATGGAGATTGCAGGGCTTGCACAGTCGTTGCAGTTCCTCGCTCCGTTGGCTGAAGTGCAACCCGAAATTCTCGACAACTTTGCCGGTGATGAAATTACACGTGACGCTCCGCAGTGGGGTGGCATGCCGACCAAGTGGTTACGTTCGAAGAAAGCAGTTGAGGAGCTTCGTGCTGCACGTCAGCAGGGCGCAGTGCAACAACAACAGCTTGCTGAAGCCGGGCCTCTCACTCAGTCATTGAAGAACGTTGCTCAAGCTGAAAGTCTTTTGGCGCAGACATGATAACCAAAAAACGCGTCGTAAAACGTAAACGACGCGAGAATGTTTTCGAGACCGATGTTGTTCTTGAACTTCTCGAATCACTTCCAAGGGTCATTGCAACAACGGATGGGCCTTATACCCACACCGATCGTGCTCGTGATTTCCTCGGATGTTTTGGAGACGAACGCGGCCGCCGTGTCCTGTCTCAAATCTCGCATATCTGCGACCCGCCCATTCATCCAAGCGAAGCGGATAAGCACGGTACGTTAGCATTCAAAGCCGGAATGCGAAGGGTATTAGCTGAAATCATGGTTTGTATGTCGGTGCGAGAGCCGATCACAATTCAGAACAAAGGAGATAGTCAATGACTACTGAGAACACTTCTACCGGTGACCAGAATACCAATACTAATACCGGCGATCAGAATACGAACACCAATCAGAATACGAACACCAATACGAATCAGAATACGAACGCCAATACGAACACCACCAATACGAACACTGGTGATCAAAACACCAACACCGTCAAGAGTTGGCGCGACGAAATCGCTGATGCCGACTTGAAGAAGGAAGCCGAACGCTATGCGTCTCCGGTCGATGTTTTGAAGTCGATCGTCGAGACGAAGAAGGAGCTTTCTTCCCGTATCAAGGTTCCTGGTGAGAACGCCACTCCAGAAGAGATTTCAAAATTCAACAAACACCTCGGTGTTCCTGACGATCCGTCCGGTTATCAGATCAAGGTTGAAGAAGGTCTGACCGTTACCGATGCTGATCGCGCCATTATTGCCGAGATGCTTCCGATCGCTCACAAGGCCGGTGTCCCTGAAAAGGCGATGAATGGTTTTGTGAATCATATGATCAAGATGTCTCAAGACATTGCACAGAAGGTCGAGACGCAGATCAAGAAGCAACAGGAAGAAGCTGTCGCTTCGCTGAAGAAGGAATGGGGCACCGATTACGACAACAACCTCACCTTGGCCAATCGCGTTCGTGAAGTTGCCGGTGGTGACGCCTTCAAGGATTTCGTGAACAGCGCCCGCCTGGAAGGTGGTGGTCTACTCGGTGATCATCCTGCCTTCGTTCGTTTTCTCGCAACCCTTGGACGACGCATGGACGAAGGTGATCTTCGCATCGGTGCTACTGCACAAGAGCAAGCATCGATCGACTCGCAGATCGCGGAACTCAACAGCAAGATTCCTCCTGGTCATCCGCAATACGCGACCAAGGAACATCAAGCCAAACTCACGTCCTTGTACGAACAGCGATATGGCAAAGGCCAGATCGTTGGTGCGGCTGGACGTGCAGCGTAACGATTTCACCGAAGCTCGAAAGGTTTCGATGAATACCAACTGCAATGCCCGGAAAAAGGTAGCAGCGCCCCGCGAGGGTTACCGCTTTCGCTACCTTCGACCGGTTACCAGAGCAGGATGGTCCACTTTGAACTCCAACCCCAAACAAGGACTAAAGCGATGGCTACTACCATCACTGAAGCCTTCGTTCGGCAGTACGAGTCCGAAGTTCACCACCTGTTTCAACGACAGGGCGGTTACCTCCGGTCTACTGTCCGCACGAAAGATGGCGTGGTTGGTTCGTCTACTACGTTCCAGAAAATTGGAACTGGTATCGCGACCACCAAGGCACGCCATGGCGTGATTACGCCGATGAACCAGGATCATACCTCGGTCCAGTGTACGCTTTCTGATTTTTACGCTGGCGATTGGGTAGATAAGCTGGACGAGGCGAAGGTTAACCACGACGAACGCATGGCGATCGCCATGGGTGGTGCGTGGGCTCTCGGCCGCAAGGTCGACGATCAGATCATCACTGCACTGGATACGACCACGACTACTGCGGTTACGTGGGTCTATACCAGCGTGATGGGGATCGAGAACTCGTTGCTCGCGACCGTTCGCTCGCTCGACAATGCGAACGTTCCGAATGACGGGCAGCGCTATTGCGCACTTACTCCGCATGCATATTCGGCGGCGATGAAGGTCGAGTCCTTCGCGTCCGCGGACTATGTGTCCCCGAACAACCAGCCGATGGAACAGGGCATGCCTTCGTTCAATTGGCGGCGTTGGATGGGGGTGAACTGGACCGTTCACACTGGCCTGCCGAATGCCGGTAGCTCTTCGTCCGCGAAGGGTTTCATCTGGCACAAGTTCTCGGTTGGCTATGCGACCGGTGCGTTCGCGGGGAATGCCGCTCAGAATCAGGCGGTGTCCGCAGACATCACGTGGCACGGCGATCGTGCAGCGCACTTCATCAATCATATGATGTCGGGCGGTGCATGCTTGATCGAAGCCGCTGGCGTCTTCGAACTTGACCTCGACGACTCGGCCACTCTGCCGACCGTCCTTGTCGTGTAATGGAGGAACAGAACAATGGCTTTTAGCTCTGGAAACCTCCACCTCCAACCGGGTGCCGTTGGTGATCTTGCCTACATCTATGATGCTGGCAGCGATACCATGGCGACCGTTCTTGCGAACGGTTATTTCCTGGACAGCGATGGCAAGAACACGTCCAACCTTCAAGCGGAGGATGTGATCTGGTGTCAGTGTTCGGACGGCAATTTCTTCCTTCGCGTTTCTGCGGCTTCCACCACGGCGGTGGTTACGCAGTTCGCGGGTGGCGATCTTCCGATCCGTACCTTTGCGACCGGTACTGCCGATGCGATCACGAAACTGAAGGTTGGCTTCTATGAAGTTGGCACTTCTATCGCGACCGCTTCGCGTGCCGTGCTTCCAACGCCGTATCCGGGCGCTGAGTTGATCGTTACCAAGGTCGATAGCGGAACGCAGTTGTTCCACTTCGACGCTGGCGCTTCGGCCTCGGATGTGAGCATGGATGCATCCGATGGTGCTGCCGGTGGCGGCACTGGCGTCACCTACGATTCGGTTGGCAACCGTCGCATTCAGCTTCAGGCTGAAGGCGAATGGTTCCATCTGAAAGCGTCCTCGACCTCGCGTTGGCGGCTGCAAGGCTACCAGCGTCAGGCGACGGCCGTGAATGAAGGCGCTTCCGTCTTCCTTGGTGGCACCTAATCGAAACCAACGGGCAGGGGAGAAATCCCCTGCCTTTCTTTTTATGTGAGGACCTTTGAGGAAGATCGCTTTAGTCGGCACCGCTCCATCCGGAAACCGCGCCCCGTTCGGGGATGCATCCTGGGAGATATGGGGTGTATCGAGCCGTGCAGCTTATGTGACCCGAGCTACTCGTTGGTTCGAGCTTCATCGTCTTGATGGCGAACCGCAGGATTGGGCCAATCTTTGGCGCAAGGCGTTGCGAGATTTTCTCGGTGAGACCGAACTGGTGATGATGTATCCGGAACCCGGTCTCGCCAAGAACATCACGCCTTATCCTTACGATCGGATCGTGCAGCGTTTCGGCACCTTCTTCATGACGTCGACTTTCTCATGGATGATGGCTCTCGCACTCGACGAACTGCGACCTGTGAACGGAGAACCAGTTCCTGGTGAAATCGCCATCTATGGTGTCGATATGGAATACGGAACCGAGTATCGCCAACAGCGATCCGGTTTTCGTCACTTCATTCAACTGGCAACACACATGGGTGTACCGGTCACGCGCCTTGCCGATGGTGGACTGGCGTTCGAACCGGTTGCATATCCTATGTGGCAGGATGATCCGCTTCAGGCAAAGACCACGCGTCGTCTTAAAGAGACCACCGATCGTCTGAACAACTTCAATGAGTCTCTTCGTATTACCCAACAGATGATCGCTCAACAGCGTGCTGTTTTGTCATTTATCGAAAGACAAGAACAAGCACCTGACGTTTTGTCTTTTCTGAATACAGAAAAACAAAAAACCGAAAAACAATTAGCCGCGATGATGAAGACTTCCGCGACCATCAGCAAGGATATCGTGAAGCTGGAGGGGATGCAGGAAGAGCTTCAATGGCTCGACGATTACCTTAAACCTTAAAGGAGATTTGATATGGGTTATCTGATTCGTCGCCAAGATGTCAGTATGACGGAGGCGATGCCGTTCCAACAACATTTCGAAGTTCGTATTCCTTTGTCGATCGAGAAGGTTGGCGATCTTGGTGCGGCTTTGCAGGATTGTTCTTCCATTCTCAAATCCGGTGATCTTCTGAATGTTTGCTCATTCTCCGACGCAAATTATTCACGTCTCACTGAAGTCGTTTCGATCCGTGTTGTTTCCTGTGATCGCAATCGTATCGAGGTGATCCAGGTTTCGGAATTGATCAAGGTTCCTGAACAGAAGAAGGTTGTTGATGTTTCTTCCAACACCAATCTTCGAATTGTAAAAGTCAACAACGGTCGAGCTTACGAGGTTCGCGACGATGGCAACAATACCGTTGAGTTGTTCGTCGATGAAGCGCAGGCCAAACAATTCATCGACAACTACACAGCGCGTTTGCCGAAGGCTAAGGAAGTTGAAAAGGAAGATCGGGCTAACTGGACGCTCGCGCGCAGCAAACAGTCCGGGAAATTCCTTGTGAAGAATGGCAATGGAGAAGTCCTAAAGGAGTTCTCCGACGAGAAGAGTGCGCAGCGTTTCCTCGACGGCGTTGAAGAGGTTAAAGCGGCATGACCACAGATACGGAGATTGTGAACGTAGCTCTTCGTCGAATCGGTGCGGCACGTATTTCTTCGCTCGATAACGATAGCGCGAAGGAAGCCGTAGCCGCTCGTGATCTTTATCATGAAGCCCGTCGCGATCTTCTCAGTCTCCATACCTGGAATTTTGCGATCAAGCGTCGATCTATTTCGGCTTCTGCTACGTCTCCGACATTCGGTTGGACCTATGCTTACGAAATCCCGGAGGATTTCATTCGGTTGATTTCTGTCCATCCGACCAATGATGACAGGACGAAGATCGAGTATCGATTGGAATTCCAAAGCTCGCTTGATCGAATCATTCTCTGTGATGCCGAGTCTCCGATCTACATCCGCTACATTTGGGACCTGCAAGACCCGAACCTTATGACTCCGACTTTCCGCGATGCCTTGTCGTTGCGGCTTGCTCGTGATTTGGCCATGGCATTGTCCAAGTCCGCTGCGGCTGCCGACCTTGCCTCACGTGAACTTGCCCGTGTTCTGTCTCGTGCCAAGTCGATCGACGGGATCGAGGATTGGCCTGAGAAGATGGATGATGGCTCCTGGATCAAGTCTCGCTTCCAGAATACCAGCGAACGCGAATACGAATAAATGTCGCAGATCAATCCGTTTCTTTCATCCCTCAACAGCGGCGAATTCTCGCCGCGGATGGAAGCGCGTGTTGATTTCGAGCGCTATCCGAACGCATCGAAGATGTGTCGGAATTTCGTATTGCTCCCACAAGGCGGCATTACCCGCCGTCCTGGCACGCGCTTCATCAAGGAAGTGAAAACCTCTTCCTTGTCGACACGTTTGATTCCGTTCCAGTTCTCGGAAGACGACAGCTATATGCTTGAAGCCGGGAACGCCTATTTTCGGTTCTATCGTCGGCAAGGTCGGCTCGCGGTCGAGGATACGGATGCCGCAGTCACTAATGGCACTTTCGCATCAAACATAACCGGATGGACCGACGCTTCGACCGGTGGGGCGGCGATTGCACATGATGCGACCAATCAGCGTATGCAGTTGACCGGTGCTTCCGGTGGTGTCGCATGGGCTCGACAGGGGGTCACAATCTCTGCCGGGAATACGGCCAAGGAACATGTCCTTCGTTTCAAGGTCGCGGTTGACGGCGGTGGGACGATCGGGTTCCAGGTCGGGACATCAACGACCGGGAGTGAGATTCTTTCAGAAGTGAAACTTGGTGCCGGGTTTCACTCCATCGCTTTCACCCCGAACGCAACCACGTTCTATATCCAATTCAGAAACAACATCACTCCTGTTCGCAATGCCTTCATCGATGATGTTGTTTTTCTCGACAATGAGCCATTGGAATTGACGTCGCCTTATGCGACCGCTGACTTAACCGATCTTCGCTACTTCCAAGCCGGTGATGTCGTCTATATCTGTCATCAAAGTTATGCCGTTCGTAAGATCGAGCGTCGTGGTCATCGTTCGTGGTCAATCGTCGAAGCGTTTTTTGAGGATGGTCCATACCTCGAAACGAATGATGGTACTGACCTAAACGATGCACAGATCATAACCAATCCTCTTTTCGATAACGGTATTATTGGATGGACAGACAACAGCACTGGTTCTGCTGCTTTTGTTCTACATAACAACGATGGCAAACACGCTGAGCTTGATCCTGGCGCTTCTGGATCGGCACAAACGGCGGTTATGAGAACTTCCACCACTGTTGTCAGTGGAAAGAAATTCGTTGTTCACGTTCTAATACTTTCTGCTGGTGCTGTTACCGTCAATCTAGGATCATCTGCTGGTGGTACTCAATACAGCACAGCCTCACAACAACCTGGATGGGCATCATACGAATTCACGACATCAGGCACGACGCTTCACGTTGAATTCCGTTATGCCGGTTATGGTAAAGGCCGAGCCGGTGTTGGTGGTTGTCAGGCATATAGTGAAGATGCTCGTTTGTTGGAGCCGAGTGCAACGACAGGTTCAGTCACTTTAACCGCTCTTGGTTTTGCTCCGTTCACGGCGTCTGATGTTGGCAGACTCATTCGACTGGAATGGCCGGGGCAGGAACCTGGATATGGTGTGATCACGGCCTACACCAGCACGACTGTCGTGACATTGCTGGTATTGCGTGATCTTGCCGCGACCACACCAACAGAAAGTTGGAGGATGGGCGCATTCGGAGGAAGTCAAGGATACCCGAAAGTCGTGGCCTTCTTCGACGGACGATTTGTTGTCGGTAATACCACTGGAAAACCGAATACTGTCTGGTTGTCACAGTCCGGTAGTCTTCAGAATATGCGACCCGACAGTTTCGAGGATGGCGCTTCGACCGTTGAAGATGACGATGCTATTTCGGTTACCTTGCGATCGACACAGATCAATCCGATCCATTGGATTTCTGCCGCTTCCGGTAAGTTGATGATCGGTACTGCCGGTGGTCAATGGGTGGTTCAATCGGCTGGAGCCACGGTTTCTCCGAGTGATATTTCCGCGAAACAACATTCCGCGGTTCCTGTTGCCGATATGTCGAATATCGAAATCAATCAGACCATTCTTTTTGCCGATCGCGCACGGCGCGAGGTGCATGACTTAGGGTTCTCTTTGCAGGAAGATTCGTTTCTTGCTACCGACCTTACAATCCTGTCCGATCATATCTTCCGCTCGCGCCTGGAAGAGATGGTGTACCAGCGTAATCCATTCTCAACCGTCTGGTGTCGTCGAGCCGATGGCCGGTTGGTTTCATTGTCCTATAACCGGCAACATCAAATCCTGGGATGGAGTCAGACGATTATAGGTGGTGTATTCGGTAGTGGTAATGCTGTTGTCGAGAGCATCGCCTGCATTCCTGGTGCCGATGATTCCAACCAGACTTATACATCCGACGAACGCAACGAATTGTGGATGATCGTGAAACGCACGATCAATGGATCGACCAAGCGTTATATCGAAGTCATGGAATATTTCTTCGATGGTGTTCTTCGCGAGGATTATAGTACCGAGAACGCCTGGAAGAACGCCATGCGCGAGGAACAAGAAGACGCATTCTATGTCGATTCAGGTCTGACCTATTCCGGATCGGCAACGACAACTGTAACCGGGCTCGATCATTTGGAAGGACAAACCGTTAATGTCCTTGCCGATGGTATCGCTCAACCGACCAAGGTTGTTTCCGGTGGAGCGATTTCGATTAATACACCAGCAACAAAAATCCATGTTGGTCTTGTCTATACCCACAAATATGAAGGTCTGAAACTGGCGGCTGCGACCCAAGCTGGGGCCGGTGTTGGTAAGGTGAAGATCGTAACGGCGATCGGTGTTGTCTTGCTTGATTCTAGCGAATTCAAGATGACGACTACCGAGTATGATGAACATGGTCGTCGTGTTCACGATCTTTACACCATCCGATTCCAACAGGAACACGAGGACCCTGATGTTGCTGTCCCATTGTTCACTGGTGAGACAATCCAAAGCGCCGAGGGTGCGTTCAGCCGTGATGCCAGACTCTATATGGAAGGCGACAAGCCTTTACCGATAACCGTCCTTGGTCTCGCTCCACAGATGGAGATTAGGGCAGAATGAACCTGATTTCATTCGCACCTGATCATCTCAAAGAGCTTCCGAATTACGCTCACCAGGAAAGTCTTGTAAACCTGGATGATGGGAAGTTTTTCGTTGGTGACCATGCCTTTTCTGTTCTGAAAGGCAACAGGATCATCGGTTGCATCGGTCTTGCTCCATGTAATCAATATCGTGCTGTTGCTTGGGCTGTGTTTCCGCACAACGGAAAAAACAATGATTTCGTGACATGTCACATGGCTTCACGATGGCTGATGCGGAACAATCCATTTCGTCGCCTCGAATCCTATGTCGATCCGCGCTCAGAGCGCGCAATGCGATGGATCAAACTCTTGGGTTTCGAAATTGAGATTGCCTACATCCCGTTCTTTTATCCGGACGGCGGCGGCACTTCAGTGTGGTCCTATTACCCGGTGAACCACAATGCTTGATCTTCTGTACGGCGGACTTCAATTGTTGAACGGTCTATCGACCGGGCTTGGAATCATGGGTTCTCTTTCTGAGGGCCAAAGCACTGCACAGCGTTTGAGTATCGAATACGATAATCGCGCTGCCGGTTTCGACGCACAGGCTGACGCTGATATCTTCAATGCGAAGGTTGCGCGTCAAATGATGGAAAGCGATCGGCAGCGCACGACTGCCGAGATTAACGATTATCGCCGCGTCAACCGTGCCAAAATGGCCTCGCGTCGTGCGATGTTTGGAAAGTCAAATCTTGTCCTGGAAGGATCACCACTCCTGGTGGATGAAAGTATTTTCCAGGAGATGGAATTCGGACAGAGCCGATTGGCTTTTGCCGGAATGACAAACCGAGCGCGGTTCGAGACGCAGGCACAACTCCTGGATCATTCCGCTGCTGTTCACAAGCGCAATGCCGCTGCGACAAGAGCGGCGAAACCTTATGCCTTGGATAGCGTGCGTACTGCGGCGACGATCAACGCGATCGGGGCTGGTGTATCTGGTGTATCTAAGTCCATGTATTACACGCTTAGTTCAATGCAGAACCCATGGTCAGCACCATCCAATCCTAAGCCGTCGACCAGGACGAATTGGTCTGGTTCTAACAAAGCCTATACCCCAACTCCTTACGGATAGCTCATGCCTCCGCAGGATACGATTAATCCATTCAGCATCCAACGTCCTGGTGTCGGTCGCGATCCAGGCGTTTCCATGCGTCCTAATCCTGTTCAGGACACAGAGGTTGTTGATCCGATCGGTCGCGCGATCCGCGGTTTCTCCGCAGACGTCGAGCGCGCATCTTCTGTTTTCCAAAAACTTTACGAAGAGACAAAAGACATCAAGGATCAGGCTGATGTCGATCTGTTTCAGATGGAATTTTATCGGGAAGCCCCGAAGATAGAACAAGAGTTGTTGAACAGTCCGGAGGCGAGCAAACCGGATTTTGTCACCATCTATGATAACCGGATGGGCGAATTGGCAACATCTGTTCTGGAACGTCTGAAAGAGTCCGGACGTATTTCACCATCACAAAAAGGACTGGCTCACATCAATCATGTCGCTGCACGATTTCGGTCTGAAGGTGCAAGCCGTGCTGGCATGAAAGCCCATAATCAAAGGATTGCTCAGGTTTCGAACACGGTTCAAGAAAGTCTGCAAGATATTCGCAGGTCGGCGGTTGAGAGTGGTGATATCAATGCCGCAATCGCTGCGACAAATGACAAGCTTAAACTTCTTCGTCGCATTACCAATGACGAGACTTATCTTCCGGTTGAGCGCGCAGCCAAGGAACAGGCTGTTCTTTCAGGCGTCAACGGAATGATCGAGCGTGGAAACTTTACACATGCTCGTTTGGTTCTTGGACGCCATATCGGATACGCTACCAATTCGGCTGAAGAAACAATTGCACAAGCCGCGGTCAAGCATGGTGTACCGGCAGAAGTTCTGGTTGCGATTGGACGCGCTGAATCTCAACTAAGATCAAACGTTAAACATAATGTTGTCAGGGATGAAAAGACCGGGAGAGTTATTGCACAAGCTCACGGTGTCTTCGGTTTCGTTGATAAGACGGCAAAAGAATATGGACTCATTGGTGATCCATCCGGGTGGACCATTGAACAACAAGCTGATGCCGCCGCACGTTTGACGAAGAATAATATGAATGTTCTTCGCAATACCCTTAAACGTGATCCAACTCCTGGAGAAATCCATCTTGCACATTTTCTTGGTGCTGGTGGTGCGGTAAAGGTCTTGACTTCCCATCCCGACACTCCGGTACAACAACTCGTGTCCGAGGATGCTTACAAAGCAAATCAGTTTATCCTTAAAGACAAGACCGCAATGGAAGTTGCCGAATGGGCCAACGGCAAGATGGTTGTGTCCGGTGCCGGTGGAATTCAGAACTTCATCTCGGAAGAGAGCCGCATTCAGTTGTGGAACAAGTTGGAGATTGCAGAACGTCAGGCTTATGAACGTCAATTAAGGGATGACAAACTTCTTTTGGAACGAAGAGAAGAGGACGAATTAAAACGTTTGTCTGAACTTGTCGCCACGAATCAATTGACCCCTGACGCCGTTGTAAATGCAAGGCCATGGATCAAGGCTACGCATTATGAAACCTATATGAAGATGCTCCGGAGTGGAGTGACCAGCGATGACAAGAACGCGATCCAGGATTTGTCTCGCCATGTCGATGTTCTCGATCCACTCGAATTCTTCGAAGAAGCCGGGAAGATGTTGGATAGGGGGTTGATCACTAACGACACATTCCAGAAATATGTGAATAACAATCGAGAACTTCGCGCCAAGGATGCGCCGCCGACTGCGTATAAGGCAGCGCGTACAATGATTTCGAATACGTTAAATCGTGAAGCTGGTCAGAACCGAGCGTTGAATTCAGCCTTCGCGCAAGTCAAGGCAAAAGCCGAATTCGAATTCGATATGTGGCGAGCACAGAACCGAGACGCAAAGGATGATGTTGTTATCGCTAAGATGAATGAAATCTTGCGGGCTGCTTCGACGACGCGCATTCCTGATCTTAGAGATTCAATGTTGTTGTCCCGTTACTTTCCAAAGGATCGTAATAAAATTGATATTACGGTTTTGAAAGATAGTCTCAGTAAATTAAAAATCGACCTTGCTTTAAGAAACATCACCCCAAGTGATGCAGAGTCAGAAACAAGGATTCTTAGAGATTGGGATGAATACCTTGAATACGAACAAGAATTCAAAGAGAGAATGAAGCGCAATACTCCTGCGCAACCTCAACCCACAAGTCGGCGGTAATAAATGGCCACGAATAATAACTATTCGCTGAGTGATATGGGTCCGCAGAATTTTGATGCTCCGGATTCTCGCGACGTTACGAATGATTATATCAAGATCGCACAGGAGCGAGCCAATAACGCAGCCATGAGCGACCTGGACCGTATGCTCCAGAAGTATGCTCCAGACCAGAACACAGGCGGACAAGAGGCAATCGATCAGGCGCGAAAACAACCGTCCGTTCGTTTGCCTTCAACGACCGTATTCGGTTCTGGCTCTGAAGCCGCTCCAATCGTCGAGCATGATTTGAAGTGGTGGCAGGAACCTGAATTTCTGAATGTCCTGAAACGCATCAATACGTCCGCGGAGAAGGTTACATGGGACGATGCCGGTAAAGCTGCCATCGCGGTTGGTGGTGACATCACAGAAACTTTTGCAGAATCACTTCCTTCATCTTGGGCGGGTTTTGATTCTGGCTTTCAAGAGTTCGCTCGCACTGCCAATGATTTTATGCAGTGGACTCAAAAGACCCTTGGCATTGAACACCTTGTAACTCCACTTGACCCGGAATCCTATGAATACAAGTTGTTGCATGGAAAACCATTTGAGTATGATCCGAAGTCTGTCGGTGGAAGTTTTATCAAAGAAGCCGGTCGTATTATTCCTTGGATGGCTGGGCTCCTTTCGAACCTTAAACAAACAGCGGCAAAGGGTCTTATCCAAGGTCCGATTAAAGCTTCTGCTGTTTCTGGTTTAGGAGCCGAATTTCTCACCAATCCAGGAGAAATGAATTTCGCCAATTTATTTCACATGATGCCGTCATTGCGTGGTCCGGTCACTGAATTTCTGGCTAGTGATCCAGATGACCCTAAAGTCATCAATAAACTTAAGGTTGCTCTTGTTGACGGTCTTATGTTGGGGGTAACGGGAGAAGGATTAGTAAAAGCGATCCGTGTACTCGCCGCAAATAAGAAGATCAAAGACGGCATTGTCGCGCATCGTGAAGTTTTCGGAGAGGTTCCTGGCAAGACGCTCATCGGTCAACCGGAAGAAAACCTTGTCCCGTTCAAAGGGGAGCAACCGGCGAATCCGTTTATCATCGATCTGACCGACGAAAAGACCAGACTGAAATCCGAAGCCGAGCTTCGCAATTTTACGATGGTCGACGGCAAGGTCATTCCCTCCGGTATCCCGGAAGATGCAATGCCTGTTTTCGATGATGTGTTATCGAAACTGACCGCAGAGGGAAGAAACGAGACCGTTGCCAAAACCGAAGCAACAGCTTGGGCTGCACATTACAATGCAATGTCCAAAGCCTTCAACAAACCGGCTGTAGAATTATACAAAGAAGCTGGTCTTCGTGTTCAGAGTTTGAAAGATGGTGTTCCCGCTCCGACCAGCGGGACCGTACTCGATCAGTTACCGAAAACAGAACGACCTATTGTCGCTGACAAGATCGGAACGATCGAAGAGAAACAAGACTTATTACTGAAGCTTGAACGTGGTGCCACGCCACAGGAAATCGAATCCCATCCTGTTGTTCAGCGCGCTATTCAAATTCAGCGGACCATTCCGCGTGGTCCAAATTTCGAAGAGATTACTCCGGAATACCTTGCACAGCGTCGTTTCGTTTTTCCTGAAGGCGAAGTAGTCGGATACAGTCAGGCCAAACCAAAACTACACGACATCGCCAAGGCTTATGCCGGTGGAACCGTTCGCAGTGAACGCAAGGCCGTCATTATTCTTGGTCCTCCCGCTGCCGGTAAATCATCGATCGCAAACCCGATCGCTCGCGCTCTTGGGGCCGCGATTCCTGATCCTGATGACGTAAAGAAAGTTCTTCCGGAATTCGAAGGAGGATTTGGTTCCGCTGCTGTACACGAAGAAAGTTCATTTATCTCTTCCGAACTTTTGTATGAGTTATCGGTTCGTGGTGACAATCTCGTTATTCCGAAAGTCGGATTGAATGAACAATCAATAAAGGACCTTGTTAATGGTCTGAAAGCAAACGGATACAGTGTTGACCTTCTACACATGAAGGTCGATCCGTCCGAAAACTATCGGCGCATGGTTCGACGGTTTATTGAAACTAGCCGGTTGATTGAGGATAGTTATTTCAAGGCGGTCGGCAACAAACCAGAAGGATTATATAATGCCCTCAAAAATTCAGGACACATCGAAGGATACGCCAACATCGACAACTCAGACCCCGCGCCAAGGGTCCTCGAAGGAAACGAAAGATTCCGATCTATACTTGAACCCGCTCTATCAAGAGGAACGAACAACGGAGATGCAAATCGCAGCGCTCAAACGGGCGGCGGCTCTCCGGAAACCGCCACTGGTACAAAGCTAGATCAGGAAGGTCTTCCTTCCGGTGGTGGGGCGATCTTCGCCTCTCCGAATGTTTTGGAAGACCTTGATTTCGCAGGGGCCGCGAGAGCGGTCAATGAGCAACGTCATAAGACGATGCTCGACGCGATCAAGGATGTCGATCGTCAGCTTGGACTCGATGCTCAGGAAAAAACCGTCATCGGTGCCTGGACCGATGGTGCAGAGAACAGCACCGCCACCTTCATCAAGGATATCGATTTCGAAACCCTGAAGGTCGCAGCCGCCATGAAGGGGTGGCTTGGTCGGCAGAAATCGGTCCTGGTTTTCAAGGAAGACGCCAGCCAGACCGATAAGATTCTAGCCTCTTTCCGGGCGACCGGATCGCTGGAAGACATCCACAAAAAACTACTGGCGGATGGCGTCGAGTTTCATACATTAGAACCCACAAAGGATGGTGCCATTGTCCATGTCTATATGGACAGTGAGGATGTTATTCCTAAAGTTGAAAAGGCAGCACAGGGCTATGGCTCAATCGCAGAATTCCGCAGGGGACAAGGCGACTTCGTCGGCACCCAAAAATCAGGAGACGAAGCCCGTACAGACGCAAGACGCGTCTACGAGGAAATCATTGCTGGACGCGATTCCAGCACATTGGATCGACAAGACGGCTCCCGACGCATCTCTGAAATCTGGTCCGGGCTACGTGATCGGTGGGGCAAGACCCTCGACGAAATAGATCAACCGAAGTCCTTCGATCAATCGACATCGTTAAAGAACACAAAAGTTGTCGATAAAAACGGGAAACCCATGGTCGTCTACCATGGGACCGATACTTTATTCGATCAATTCGATTCATCTTTTAGCGGATCAGTTTCCGATACATCGGACGCTCGTGCTGGTTTTTGGTTTACATCCTCAAAGAACCGCGCTCAAAAGGCGGCACAAGACGCGATGAATGTATCAGGCACAAATGTGCCGTACATAAAGTCGGTCTACCTGAATCTTGAAAATCCAAAAACCATCAAATCTATTCGTGGTCTTGATCCGGAAGAAGTCGCAGACATTGCAGAGAAAGCAAGGAAAGATGGACATGATGGAATTATCTTCAAACAAGGCGAAGGTGATGGTTCGGATTACCTAGTTTTTGAAAATAATAAAGTCATCGATGCGTCGAAAACTTTTGATCAAAGCGGCGCTCGATCGTCCATCTTCAAGGATCGCGGTGACGTTGCGCTTCGTCCCTATGCCCGAGTCACCGGCACTCCTCCAAAACCAGAACCGAATTACGTCTATCAGACTGTGACGCGTGCGCAGGCCGATCAGGCTGCGCAGGTTGGTTACGCCGTGCCGCAGCGACCGATGGTGTTGGCCGGGATGCGGGCATGGGCTGACGGACAAACCAATCCACGCGTCATCTTCTCCCGCACCATAAATTCGCAGGGCGATGCGAATATCGTGCTTCGTTTGAAGCGTTCTGATCAGAAGCTCGCCGCGGGCCGTGATGGTTCGATCTTCTCAGACAAGCCGGTCCCGGCGAACAAGATCGAATATCTCTCGACCGATGGAACGTGGAAGCCGCTGACAGATGGCCCCCCGAAGAAATCCTTCAACCAGGAAGATTTCGATCAAGGTCGCGTGTTCTTTAGTGAACTGCATCGCTCAGTTAATAGCGCTCCGCAGGAGACCGCTCGTGCCGATGATTGGCTAGGCAAGCGCACCGAGCGCACCTACACGGTCAAGGATAAGAAGACCGGAAAAGAAACGACCGTTACCGAAGTCAAATACGGCGGCCTTATCGGAAGCATGAAAGGGGTCAAGCCGGAAGAGATTGATTGGACTACCGGTCTTGCCGAGTGGTTGCAGGAGCGCAAAGGCAAACAGGTCTCGAAACAGGAACTTTCAGATTTCATCCGGGAGAACCGTGTCGAGCTTGAAGAAGTTCGATCGGATAAAAGTGACAACACTCCTCGCGATTATTCGGAGTTGAGCCCCAGTCAACAGACATGGGTTGATGAATATATTCAACCGATCATCAATGACGCTGAAACCGATTGGGCGAGACAAAGGGCTTGGGAGGCATCGGCAAAACAATTTTCAGAGGTCGAAGTCATTCAAGACAACCAACTCGATCTGTTTGGTCGACGTCAGCCGGGATGGCGCTATCAGTACAAATACACTCCTGATCCTGACGCACCGGAGAATGTTGAGGTTATCACTTCGAGAGTCTATACCAATCTGGATGATGCTAGGAGTTCTGGTCAACGTCAACGTGAGAGCCTGATTTCAGACCTCTCTGACAATCGATTCGATGAATTCTACGGAGACCTTCCATCAGTACGTGGGCTTGGCATCGATATCGACGAACTTCGCAACCAAGCAATCGACGAATTAGGATTAACAACGAAAGTCGATACGAAATTCGACAGCTATAAACTTCCAGGTGGAAAGAATTACCGCGAATTCCGCATGGTCATGCCTGAGAGAGTCAGGCGTGAATCTGACAATGCTTTTACCGAGAGTCATTGGTCAGAGACACCGGATGTGATTGCACACTTCCGGATCGTCGAGCGGATGATCGATGGCAAGCGCACTCTTTTCATCGAAGAGATTCAATCCGACTGGCATCAGAAGGGCAGGAAACACGGATACCGCACGCCGGAAGTGATCGAAGCGGAGAAGAAAACCAACTCTCTCAAATCAGAGATTAAAGAACTTCAAAACAAAGCCGCAAGTCTTTTGGTTAAACGTAACAATCTGGAAACTTCCGTTAACGCACGTCTTCTGTTCGATTATATGGAAGACCCAAGTTTTGTTGAAAAACACTATCTCGAAAAATATGAGAGACTGGCTGACATGGCCAGGAAGGACGAAGATGTCCTTCGTCTTCGTGAAGAGTGGAAACAAAAGATAAAGGAAAAAGAAGATTTACAACGGATCGTTGATACAAACCTTCTCCCCGACGCACCGTTCAAGAAGACATGGCACGAGCTTGCCATGAAGCGCATCTTAATGTTGGCGGTCGAGGAAGGTTTCGATCACATCGCCTGGACCAGTGGTCGGCAACAATCATTGCGTTATCAGGATCAACTTCGTACCCAAATTTCTCAGGTTGCTTTTTCTTCGTTCCTTCCAGAAACCGGAACAAAGCGTGTTGTCGCTACTCCAAAGAACTCTAGTGAACAGATCACTTTCTACGTTAATCGTGACGGCAAGATCGTTGACACGACTCTTGGTTATCGTGCGCGCGAACGCGCAATCGGCTCCAATGTAGAAGACATCTTTGGCAAACAACTGGCAGAACGCATCCTTGAAGACAAGGTCGATACGATCGACACCAAGGACCTTGTTCTCAATGCCAAGGGGATGGAAGGTTTCTATGACAAGATGTTGCCGATGGCGGCCGAAAAACTCGGAAAGCCTTTCGGTGCGCGCGTCGATCGTGTATCGATGGAAGGTTCATATAACGAAGCATACAATGCGATGGTCGAGCGCCTTGCTATGCATACCTCTATGAGCCGTGAAGAAGCGATAAATAATCTTCAAGAAAGAATTGATCGATATGAAAGTGGGAAGTTCGATCATAAAGGCAGAGACTATTTGCCTCCTGCACTTGCTGAGCAATTCTATAACCTGATGGATATGAAGGCTGGACATTTAAATGTCCATCACCTCGAAATCACTCCACAACTGAAAGCCAGAATCGAAGACGAAGGTTTCCCGCTCTTCCAGCGTGGCGAGAATGCAGAGCCGCGCGGGCGCGTGACGCTCGACGATCACGGCGCATTGGTCCAACTCTTCAAGTCGAATGACCAATCGACCTTCATGCACGAGTCGAGCCACATCTGGCTTGAAGAATTGATACATTACGGAACGCTCGACAACGCACCGAAACAGATTCGGCAGGACCTTGCCACCGTCATGCGGTGGTTCGGCCTGGAAGATGTCAGCGAAATCGGCCGCGTCCATCACGAGCAATGGGCGAAGGGTTTCGAGCAAATGCTGGCCAGCGGCATCGCTCCATCGCCAGCCCTCCAGGGCGCTTTCGAGCGGTTCAAGAATTGGCTCCTGGACATCTATCGATCTATCCGGAACCTTGGGGAACCCATCCCGGATGACGTTAGGGCAGTCATGGAGCGGATGCTGGCCACGGATACCGAACGGGCATTGGCCGGTCGAACCTCGCTTATCGGCCCGGAAGGGCTCTCCCCGGAACTTCAGGCTGCTTTGGCCCCTAGATTGGCAGAAGCGGGCTATGATGGGCTTTTGATCCGGGGCGGCAGCGGTAAGGCGGTCACCACGTTCGACCCCTCCACGGCCGCCGCTCGGGCAAAGATCGGCCAATCCTTTGCCGCCACCGAGACCGGGGTTCCGGCACAGGTGACCGCGGCCGGTGTTTCCGGCCATGCCCGCGTCGTCGACCTGGAGCGCACGCCAGGGAGCGGCCCGGAAGTCCATCTGAACTTCAACCGGATCAACACCCCCGACGACATCAAACAGACCATTGCCGATCTGGTCGACGCCTTCCCCGACGACATTAACGAGACCCGGCGTGGGGTACAGACCCACCTCCAAACCAGGAAGCTGGCCGATGAGCTAGGGATCACCCCGCAAGACATCCTCTCCCGTCAGAAGGGAGAGACCTGGAACGCTGAAAAGATGCTGGCCGCGCGGCGTCTGTTGAACACCTCTGCACAAAAAATCCTGGAACTGGCGGATGTCGTCTCCTCACAGAACGCGACCTTGGCCGACCAGTACAATTTCCGCCGCATGCTCGCGATCCACCATGCGATCCAGAAGGAAATCATCGCCGCTCGCACAGAGGCCGCCCGCGCTCTCAACGCATGGGCGATTCCAGCGGAAGCCGGAAACGTCGAAGTGGCGCGCGCCATCACCAACCTGTTGGAAGACAGCGGCGGCGCACATGTCACACTCGATATCGCACAGAAGATTCGTCGACTGAAAGATACTGGCGTTTCGACCGGCGCGATCAACGCTGCGGCGAAGAAGTCGGCGCTCGCGATCACCATGGATATGGCGCGCGAGATGTTTGTTCTCGGACTTCTATGGAGCCCGAAGACGCACATCGCCAACATGGTTTCCAACACCGCGGTTGCCGCGCTTCAAGTCGCAGAACGGCAAACCGGAAAATATACCGGTGACCTTCTCGGTTCGGCCATTGATGCGCGTGTCGTCAATGGTGAATCACTGGTCATGATGTATGGCGCGATCACCGGGATTTGGGATGCTCTTCGTCTTTCCGTTCGCGCCGGTATCAGTGGCAAGTCTACGGTTGCTGCCGGTTCGAAATTCGACACCCATCGTCAGGCGATCAGTTCGAGCGCTGTTGCTGAAGCACGCGGGATGACCCCGGCACAGGCACAGGCTTTCACTGAAAGCCCGCTTGGGATGTTTGTCGATTTCGTCGGGACGATGAATCGAATTCCCGGTCACGCGTTGGCGGCGGAAGACGAATTCTTCAAGTCGATTGCTTATCGCATGGAAGTACATGCACAAGCGCTGCGTCAGGCCACCAACGAAGGACACTACGGCCTCGATCTTTTCCAGCGCATGCGCGAGCTTGTGAACGAGCCTCCGGAGCATATCCGTTTGGCCGCGTCCGATGCAGCGACCTACATGACCTTCCAGGACCGGATGGGGAATATCGGAACCGGTCTTTCGATCATGCGCAATGGCGGATCGCTTTATAAC